TAAAGTTTTGCAGCTTTAGAAGAAACATAAACAAATAAATCTTCTTTTCCATACAATGCAGCAGGAATTGCTTCTACAACGTCAGATAATTTTTCTACGATGTTAGCAGCAGTTAATGCAACAGATGTTAAAGCCTGACCTGCAGGAATATCTCCAGCAGTTACTGCAGCAGCGATTAATTTCTCAAATCCATCAAATGAATTTTTAGATGCAGCAGTAGTATCTCCTTGCCAAATATTAAATTCAGTATTCTGTGCAACTTTAGAAGCAACGTGTGCTATTAAGAAGTCAGAAAATTTAGGTGGCAATGACTGACCTAATCCAAAGCCCATTTGCTCAGATTCCCAATCGTTTACGAAATCATATTTACAAAGTTGTAAGTTTACTTGTAACTCAGTTGGTTGTAAGATTCTTTCAGTTAATGAAATTGTTGATGTTGGGTTAAAATCACATCCTGCAGCAGTTACGATTGCATCTGTTGCTAGTTTTTTGATTACTTCTTTAAAAGCAATGTTAGATTTTACAGTGATTCCACCATCATCAATAGTTGATGCACTCAATAAAGCTGCAGCGATATATTCACCTGCAAATTGACCTGCATAAGTTGTCGTGATGTTTGTTGTAGTAGCTAATTCTACGTTTTTTAAATTACTCATTCTATTTTATTTATTTAATTTATTTAATACTCTATCTAATGTTGATGTAAATTTTCCTTTTCCGAACTCAACCTTTTTCATTTGTTTGCTTTCGCCCTCAGGATTGTGTTTGATTGGCTTAGAAGCAGGCTCTGATAATTGTTCCTGTACTTCTTTTGACATTTCTACTTTTTCTTCAATTACTTCTTCTGAAGTTTCTTCTGACATTTCTTCTTTTGGCTCTAGCATTGCTTTGATTTCATCAATCATATTTCTAACCTCAGCTAATTCTTCTTTTGTTGCATAGCCCATTTCTTCCTTTTCTTCTTCTTTTTCTTCTTCTTCAGCTAGATCTTCAGTAATTTCTTTATCATCTGATTCTTCTTCCTTTGCAGGTACTTCATCTGATACTTCTCTAACATCTGCAATTTTACCTTCTTCTTCAACTACAACTAGATTACCATTTTCTAGTAAATACTCCCCAACAGGCATTGCTACCTTTTCATCATCTGTTACTATAAAGATTTCTTTTCCTTTTTCAAATGATTCTGCACTTACTATTGTGCCATTCTCTAACTTCATTTCTTCAAGTTTAACCTCGATATTTAGAAGTGTCTTAATTTGATTTAACATTTCGGTTGATTTCATATTATTTATATAACGATTATTAATTTAATTTTTGCATTTTCAATCTGTTCTTGTTATAACACCTATACCCTGAGCTTGCATAGATCCATCACAACACTCAATAGAATATTTATTTGTGTCCCAACATAAACAAGCCCTAGAACTTCCTGTTGGACTTGTTCTAGATGGTATAAAAGTTTTTTTGTTTTTTGTATTTCTGCCCATTAATTAGAAGTTAAAATTTCTTTTATTTTTAGTAATGTCTGTTTATCAATTTCACTTGACATATCTTCTTTAACTGCTTCTTTAGGTGCTTCCATTTTATCTGCAAAATAACCCTCAATAGAAAAACCTTTAACTTTATTTGTTCTAACATATTCATTCCAAACTTCTTCATTATTTACTTTTACTGCTCCCATCCAAGTTCCAACAGGTACATTTAATCCATACTTTCTTGACTTGTCTTGTACTTCATCTTCAACTATCCAAGATTCTACTAATGTTAAACCTTTTAAATCTTTTGAGTGTTCTAAGGTTGAATTGTTTTGATATCCATTTCTTAAATACATTTGTGATGCTTTAGAAATAGTATCTTTAGAAAAGAAAATATAATAATCACCCTCACTACCATTTCTGTAAATTGGTTTATTAGGGATTAACAAAGCACCTAGCAAGATTCTTTTTTCTTTACTTATTTCTGCTAATTTTATTTCTTCATTCTTTAAAGCTACAAAGTCTGATTCAATAGCAGGTGATTCTACTATTGAAATTGCTTCTATTCCACTTTCTTCTTGTTCTTCG